GCAGCTTTAATGATATCTGTTGAAATCTGGCAAGCGCGTACAGCCACCCTTTCAGGCAGTAACGCAGTCGATTTCCAGCCTTCCCCATATCGGATGTCAGCGCAACTGCTGGCGAAGATACGGGGCTTGGTTTCTCACGCGCTAGACCCTCGCTCAATGGTGGGCTAATGCCTCCAGTAGCGATAACTACACTCCGCACTACTTTAGCCACCGCGCTAGTAGATAACACTAAATACCAAGTCTTTGCTTTCCCGCCTGCCACAGTTCTTGCTAACTCTGTGATTGTGTCTCCAGACGATCCTTATTTAACGCCTAGCAATAACCAGCACATCACTATCAGCCCCATGGCTAACTTTAAGATTATTATGACTGTGCCTTTGTTTGACAATGAAGGAAACCTAAACGGCATTGAAGATATTGTCTGTGGCGTGTTCGCTAAGCTCGCAGCATCATCTCTGGTCTATAATGTAAGCGCAATCAGCGCACCAAGTATTCTCAACGCTGCATCGGGAGACCTACTCAGCTGTGAGATGTCCGTATCAATCCTAACGAGTTGGAGTTAAGCATGTCCGATTGGGAAAAAGAGAACGAAGCCTTTCTGATCAAGATCGGACAGGTTGTACCAACACCATCAAAGCCAGTAACTACTAAGAAGGACGAGGAATAATCTCATGGCTGTATTTCTAAACAACAAGGTCGGCGTGAAGATTAACACTGTCGATCTTTCAGACCTAGTAACAGCAGTAACAATCAACCGCACATTCGATGAGCTAGAAGTCACAGCAATGGGCGACACAGCACACAAGTTCGTTAAGGGCTTGGAAGCATCAACTGTCACTATCGATTTCCTGAATGACACAGCAGCAACAAAAACATTGGCAACACTACAAGCTGCATGGGGTACAACAGTCACATGTGTATTCCTACAGGAAAAGGGAACCGCAGTCTCAGCGACTAACCCTCTTTACACTGTTTCATTGCTAGTCAATAACACAACAGATATCAATGGTGCTGTTGGTGACATTGGCACACAGTCAATCACATTTACTGCTAACTCAACAGTTGCAGTAGCAACTTCAGGCACATTCTAAACAACTAAACAAAGGGGCAAACCATGGCAAAACTAAAGATAGTTCGTACAGATGGAAGCGTATTGGAAGGTGAGATCACTCCAGCAGTGGAGTACTCATTCGAGCAGTACGCTAAAAAGGGCTTCCATAAGGCGTTCCGCGATGAAGAAAAGCAGAGCGATGTCTATTGGTTAGCATGGGAAGTAACACGCAGGTCAGGTGAAACTGTTAAGCCTTTCGGTATGGATTTTATTGAGACACTAAAAAGTGTCGAGGTGCTTGATTCAGACCCTTTAGCTTAAAGCGCGATCTTCCATTCACCTATCTAATTGCTAGGCTAAGCATTAGGTTGGGAATCGCGCCACAGCACTTATTGGAATTAGATAAGACCATGCTAGATGCTCTAGTGCAAGGTCTCAAAGACGAAGCGAAGGAGACTACCGATGCCAGCAAGCGTAAAGGGCGCGGTCGCTCTTAGAAAGTCTCTACGCCAGTTCAGTCCTGATCTTGCTAAGGCTTTGCCTAAAGAAGTTGGAGCAGCCCTTAAGCCAATTACTAGAACTGCTAAAGGTTATCTTCCAGATGATGGTCAAGTTCTAAGCGGATGGCTAGCTCGTGAAGGATCACAGGCTCGCTTCCCTAGTTACAATGCTCGCATCATCAAGCAAGGCATTGGCTACAAAACGACACCATCAAAGCCTAATCGCAGAGGATTCAGATCGCTTGCTCGCGTATTTAATAAAAGTGCAGCTGGAGCAATTTACGAAACTATGGGGCGCAAGACACCACAAAGCAGATTCGTACAAAATCAGCAAGGCAAGTATGGCTCACAGATGAAGGGCGATGCCAAGATGGAAGGTCGCGCTTTGTTTCGTGCTTATGAAGAAAACAATGGCAAGGCTAGGGATGCCGTACTTAAAGCTATTCAAGGCGCAGCTAACAAACTAAACGCGAGAGCAAAGGTGTAAATCATGGCTAATGTAATGATTGATATTGCCGCGGAGTTTGTAGGCAATAAAGCCTTTAAGCAAGCAGATACCGCGACACAGAAACTAACAAAGAATGTTAAGCAACTAGCAGGTGCTTTTGGTGTTGCTTTTGGTACTACAGCCGTTCTTGCTTACGGCAAGGCTGCCGTCAAAGCAGCGGCAGCTGATCAGAAGGCACAGCAACAATTAGCCCTAGCTCTTAAGAATGTGGGGCTTGGCCGTGATGCTGCTGCTTCTGAAGAATACATCCAGAGACTACAAACAGAGTTCGGCATTGTCGATGATTTACTACGCCCTGCTTACCAAAGCCTTGCAGTAGCCACCGGCAACACAGAAGAAGCTCAAAGACTTCTTAACCTATCGTTAGACATTAGTGCCTCAACTGGCAGAGATTTAGGCTCAGTCACAGCCGCTTTAAGTCGTGCATACTTAGGAAATAACACAGCCCTTTCTCGCTTAGGTGTAGGTATTTCTAAGGCAGATCTCAAGGCTAAGTCTTTCGAGGAGATTACAAGCCAGTTACAAAGCACATTCGCAGGATCAGCCACAGCTGCTGCCAATACCTTTCAAGGCTCAATAGATAAACTGGCAGTTGCTTCTGCCAATGCTAGCGAAATTATTGGCACTGGATTGATCGATGCGCTTACTAATCTGGGCAAAGATACAAGTGTTGCAGATCTAGCAACAAACATGGAAAAGGCTGCACTTTACATTGCAGATGTTATCCGTGGTGTAGGAGTCTTGGCAGGTAAGTTAAAGGATCTACCTATCATCGGCAGCGTTGATATTGGCATGATTCCGATTGTAGGTACTTACCTCACATTATTGCGTGAGGCTGGTAAGCAAGCACCAATCCAAAAGGCATCTGATAACTCTCATCTTAAGTCATTACAAAATCAGTTCACTGTTACAAAGAAAACTACTGCTCAGAATAAGGCACTTACTAAAGAGACTGCTGCTCAATTAAAGAACAAGAAGCTTGAACAAGCCATTGAGAAGGCTAACCTTGCACTCGGCAAGGGTGAAGAAATCTTTGACATGGACAAGATCCAGATTGCTGCTGCACTTACTAACCAAGCAGAACAATTAGGTAAGGCAACATCTAGCGCACAGATCTTGCAGATTGCTAACGATACTGCTCGGCTGAATGTCAAGCGGTCAATCCTTGCTCTAGAAGATGCAATCGCTTCTAAGGATGAAGCAGCCATCACAGCCGCAACTAAAAAACTTAACGAGGACTTAAAGATTCTTGGTGCTTTAACTGGTCAAAATGTAAAGTTGTCATCTATTCAATCAATCCTCAATAGCCTAAAGCCAAAAGATTTAATTAATCAAGCAAACCTCGATTTAGCTCTGCTAAAGATTAAGCAAATGATGGAAGATTTAGCCAAGATTAAATTTCCTTCAGCCATCCCTACAAGTGCAAGTCTTGGATCAGGTATTCCAGCAAATGATTACATAGCTCCGATTGATAAAATTGTAGGTATAACAGCCTCAACTGCTGCACTTATTGAAGCATCTGAGGCTATACAAGCAAGAGCAGATGCTTTTGCATATTTACTAGATTTACAGACTGCAGCAGACACAGCGGCATTCCTATCTAGCTCTTTAAGCACATCTGCTATGGATACATTTAGCGCAGAGGATGTAGCTCGTTCCTCCCTACTGCAAGGTTTGGCAGGAGGCGCAGGTGTAGCAGGGGCGGTAAGTGGATCACGCTATGCAGCACAAGCAGCCAATGCCTACAACATTACTATTAATACAGGCATTGGCGATCCTAACGCGATTGCAGAAGCGATTGAGAATGTATTAGTCGAGGCTAACTACCGAGGCACACTTCGAGGAATGATAGCTGTATGACATGGCTTCCAGAGTGGAGAATTACAGTAGGTGATGATGTCTATACGACTGTCACCTCTGTCTCTTTTGCCTCTGGTCGTTTAGACATTGACCGGCAAGCAACGGCAGGTTACTGCCAAGTAGAGATCATCAACACTACTGGGGCAGACTTCACCATCAATGTTACAGAGCCAATTACTTTAGAGCTAAAAAATGGCAGTGGCACTTATGTCACTGTATTCGGTGGGGAAGTATCAGACTTTAACATTGGAGTCAGAAGCCCAGACGAGACTGGCTACATTACTACTGGCACGATCTTAGGCATTGGCTCACTGGCTAAACTTACAAAGGTTGTCTATAACACAGCACTTGCAGAAGGTTTAGATGGCGCACAGATCGCAGCCATTCTCGGTTCAGCCCTTAACCTGACATGGGCTGAGGTAACTCCTACAGTCACATGGGCAACCTATCCAGCAGATGTGACATGGGATAACGCTGAGTCTTACATCGGCACGATTGACTCAGGCTTCTACACAATGATCGCACTTGCAGCTAGTGCCTCTGCCAAGTCTCAAACGCTTGCAGATCAGATTGCTACTAGCGCACTAGGTCAGTTATACGAGGAGAAAGATGGAGATGTCTCTTATGACGATGCAGATCACAGATCTAACACTCTCGCAGCAAATGGCTATACTTTCCTCGATGGCTCATTCGCATCACCATCCTCTATCAAATCTACAACTCAGATTGCTCGCATCCGTAACAGCCTTATCTATCGTTATGCCACAGGATACGCCAGCACCTACAGTACCTCTGACACAGACTCTATAGCCTCTTACGGCCTGTTTGAGCGTTCATTCGACTCTAACATTAAGAACCTTGCAGACATCACGGATATTGCCAATCGAGAACTTAATCTAAGGCGTGTGCCTAAAGGCTCACTAGGAACAATTACCTTTCGTCTAGATAATCCAGACATGACCACAGCAATGCTTGACAGCCTTGTGGGAGTTTATTTCGGTCAGCCTGTGCTAATCAACAACTTGCCTAGCAATCTTCTTGGTGGCACCTTTGAGGGGTTTGTCGAAAATGTAGCCCTTAGGGCAACACCTAGTTTTGTAGAAATTACCCTCTATATCACAGCAACAGAGTTCTCACTATCAACGACACAATGGGACACAGTAGTCCCTAGCACAATAGACTGGGCAACCACAAATGCT